AGTGCTCCTCTGTTCAAAGCTGATGCTGTAGGAATGTTAAAAGTATGTGTATCAGTAGCAGATGATATATTAAAATCTATACCTGATGTTCCAGTAGCAAAATATTGTACTTGAGAAGTCAACCCATTTAATGCGGTTAATCCTGTTGTAAATGTTGTAAGTACCTCACAAAGATTTCCATTCTCTGTATGCAAGGTTATAGTTCTTCCACTTGTAATTACATAAATACGAATTGCTAATCTATCAGTTATAAGTAATGAAGTTTGCGGTACAGGAATTGAAGTAAAGTATTGGTCAATAGTTGTACCATTTGTAATACCTTCAGGATTTGCTGATCCACTTGCAACAAGTGTAAAAACATTTGTAGCACTAACTTTATAGATTTCAGCATAAAATTGTGGACTATTTCCTGATGCACTTGATTGAAAATAAAATTCTAAATTCCAATTACCTCCAGGTATATTTAAAAGTGAAGGGTCTCCTGCGTCAGTTATGAATGATGCAATATATCCATCACCTGAGCCATTTGTTCTTATAAAATTAGTACCTGCCCCAAGTATTGGTGTTTTACTCATTTGATAATAAATATCTCCTCCAAATGTACCTTGAGAAACACTACCATTAAGATAATAATTAATTGATGAGCCACCGCCTGTTGAATTTGGAAAATTAGCTAATGTTCCGTCACCTCTAACATATTGTGAAACCGTTCCTGCTCCAGTAACTGCAATAGTTCCTGATGAAATAATAGGTGAGTTAGAAACAGAAAATGCAGAAGGCATTGATAAGCCAACACTTGTTACACTCGGAGGTGCTCCGTTAATAGTAACTGTTACATCATTACCTATAGTTGATGCAGTAACACCAGCACCAACAAAATCAATACTAGAAACATCTGTAGTGATTATTGTTGATTCTTCTGAAACAGCAATTTTTTTCTTTATATTTATTTCTGTACTCATATGTACTATGAATTATAAATTATTACTAATTCTGTTCCTGTAGCATTATAAGTAAATGTACCAGCAGTATAATAATTATTTATTGCATCTGCACTAAAGTTAAGAGTTTCTCCTGGTTTAATAATAACACTTAAAAAAGTTCCGTTAGCAGCACCCACATTTGAAACAGATACACTATAAGTTATAACACCAATTGATCCTGATGAAGTTGCCCTTACAAAACCGGGAGTTCTTGCTATACCAGTTTGATCAGAAGCTAATGTTACAGATACACTATCAGCCATAAGCTCTTGACCTATTGGATTTACAATAGTTAGATCTAAACCGTTATTTACAGCATCCGCAATTGCTTGAAGACCTAGCAAAACTCTATATTGCCAAGGGTAGTTATTACCTTGATTTCCGGTATCTTTTAAATTTGCTATGGACATGAAATAAATATTTATACTATATATATTAATATACTTAAAAAAATCCACAAAAACAAAAAACCCCAGAAGTTAATCTAGGGTTTTAATAAAGGAGTCAAGCAATGACTATTCTGATACTACTTCTAAAGTAGGTTCAGTAGCTGGAACTAAACTGTGTAATACATTTAATGCTACCAATATTTGATTGGTATCTGCTAATGTATAAACACCTTTTACCGTAGCTGCATTCAATGCTTGCTCAATAGTTTTAACTGCGTCAGTTGGATTCATGGTTTAAATTTTTTTGGTTTATATTTTTTGTAAATATAATAAATTTAAACTTATTTGATAGCTTCTAATTCAGTTTTTTGTGCTGGAGTTAATGCAGTTGCAAACCACTCTTTACCTAACATAATAGCAATGTGATCCACATTACGTTTTACTGTTGCTGTTTCTTCTTCTGATAATTCTGCTTTTGCTTTTAATTCAGCAATTAAGTTTACGCTATCATAAGCTGCTAATACAGACTTTGCTGCTTGTTCAGCTGTTATTTCTTCTTTAAATTGTTCTACTGACATTTTATTTTTATTTTAAATTAATTACTAAGCTAATAAAATTTTTCTTGCTATACCATTGATTCTAACATTCCAAACTTGAGTTGATGTATTTGCTTCAAGTGTTACAGAACCTGCGTTACTGCCAGCTGAACCAACTACAAATTGATTACTAGCTGTTGCTTGTGCTTGTTTTCCTAATATTATACAATTACTAAAATTTTGATTATCAATATCTGAACCTATCATAATATTAAACTGACCTGTAGTATTAGCATTTCCAGTACTTACACCAATTGCAATATTATCACGACCTGTAGTATTATAAAATAATGATTGAGTACCAATTGCTATATTCTGGTAACCTGTTGTATTAAATAACATTGTTACTGTACCAAGACCTACATTATTATTACCTGTTGTATTCCTAAGTAAAGCACTATTACCAAGTGCTATATTTTGAGAACCAGAAGTATTATCATACAGTGCATCTGAACCAATTGCAATACTTTGATCAGATGTTGTAGTATTCTTTAAAGCATTTTTTCCTATTGCTATATTTACAGAAGCTGTTGTAATAGTTTCAAGAGAATTATCACCAAGAGCAATATTATCACTACCTGTTGTTACACTAGCTAATGCTGACTCACCAAATTTAATATTACCATTTGTAAATGTTGGCGTAATTGCACTTGCAAAATCAAGTACTGAAATAGCTCCGGCTAAATAACCGTCATCTCTCTTAGGATCTTTAAGACCTACTGGTAATAAAGTGTGAGAGGCATCTACGGAAGTAACTACTCTACCTCCTTTTGTCCATGATATAAAATTTAAAATATCCATAATTATTATTTGTTTATTGATTGATTGTGTAAAGTTCATAATATACATACAAATCACCATCCCAGTTATTACCTCCAGCTATTGCAGGATTAGCATTATAAAGAGTAAATCCTAAACCTGTTGGTGATCCTCCTGTAGCAATTAAATATGGAATAGCATTATCCGTTATAGTGTTTTTATAATATACGGAGTATTGTACATAGATGTTATCTCTATTACCTATATTAAGATCTAGATCTAAATTATTAATAAAAAAATCTACTGAAGTAGCATAAGCTGGATCAGGAGTAAAAACTCCCATATTAATAATATCAATAATACCACGGGGGGTATCTACTGTTACAACACTAGTAGCTGTAATATCTAACTCATAGTGTTTAGTATTACCTTTACAGCCTGATTGTACTGCATTATCCAATGTCATTGCTACTGTAAGATATTTGTCATCTCTTTTTGTTGTCGGTACACCTACAGCAATTAATGATTTTTCTGGAACCGTAGTAGTTATACGGTTATCTTTAAGCCAGGAAATAAAATTTAAAATGTCCATGATATATATATTTATTTAAAAGTTTTTTATTAATAAGGATAAAATTTGCCTGTTCCTGCGTTATATAATTCTGTTACTTCTGTTGAGCTTAGTTCTTTATTCCAAATGTTTAATTCGTCTACAGCAAATCCACTTTGAGCAAAATAACCAACAGAACCTCTTGCAGGGATATTTAGTGCACCAATACATGGTTTAGAAACGGTTGCTAAATACGTTGGATTAACAGATGTTACTTTAGTTCCAACTAAAGAGCCATTTAGATATAGATTCATATTTCCATTTGCTAACTTAGTAGCTGTTACATGATACCAAGTATTTGTGGAAAATGTATAATTTGCACCTAATACCGTTTCTGTATTTGTATTATTGTAAATAGTGAAGTTAAGTACATTGCCATATTGCTCTACACCAAAACCATTTCCATTATTGAACCATGTATTTGCCGATAGATTATTCAATATATAATTATCAACATTTAAAATTGAACTTGATGTCTTAAACCATGCACTAACGGAGAATGAACCATTCAACGAATTCAATGCATTGTCTGGTAATTGAACATAAGCATTTGTACCATTAAATGTAAAAGCATTACCACTTTTTCCAGTACTATAAGTCAATCCACCTTGTGCTGTCCCGTTGTATGTAGCTAGTGAATCATTAACTATTGTAGAATAGAAAGCATTATTTTGGTAGAATACACCATTACCTGATTTATATAATTCAGTTATTTCTGTAGATGTTAATTCTTTATTCCAAATGTTTAATTCGTCTACTTTACTACCATTAAATGCATAGTTTGAATCTTGAACTCCATTTGGCATTTTAATATTACCTATTGTTGGTGTAGTTAAATTAATACCAGTATAATAAACTGGATTATAAGTATCTGTATTACTTGCTTTTAATACATTATTTACGTATATTTTACTAATAGTTCCACTTTTTCTTGTAGCTACTATATGTGCCCATGTTCCAGGCAAAAGGTCTGCAGTTGTATTGTAATTAAAAAAAGTTGCATTTGTTTTGTCTGCAATAGCTAATTGTATAGTTGGTCCAGCAAATCTAAGCCAAAAACCACCTGGATTATTTAACCATGAAGGCGCTGACATATTCATAAATACAGGACAATTATCTAATCCACTATATCCAACTGGTAAATACACCCACGCAGACACACTAAAATCTGTAGTTAATGTATTAAAAGCACCAGCGGTAAAACTAACATAAGCATTGCTCCCATTAAATGTAAAAGCATTCCCACTTTTACCAGCTGTATAAGTTAACCCACCTTGTGCTGTTCCATTGTATGTACCTAATGAATCGTTTGCATTTGACTCAGCTTTATACACTGCATATAGATTATTGGTTAAACTAGCCAAAGCATTTGATTCAGCTTTATATACGGCATATAAACCAGTTAGTAACGAACTGATTACAGCTTTTAGCATTGAACTTATTAAGTTATAGTAATTCATTATGCTTGTTGATTAAGTCCTAAAATATCCCATTTTGCATCTGTAGAATTATAAATAATTCCTAGATACATAGTTTTACTTATTACAGTTGTGGTAGGTAAAGTTATTCCAATTGCCCTATAGTTAGTGTCAAAAGCAATTGTTCTTGCTGTACCATTATCCTTAATTCTAATCATTAATGATTGACCTTCGGAGAAAGTTCCGGTAGGATTAGCAAGTGTAAGTCCAACCGCTTGTGCTGTAATAGTTACAATATCATTTGTTGACACTGGTGTAACTGTAGCGGAACTTGCAACTGTTTGAACTCGTGGAGTAAGTGGAGCATATCCGCTTAAATCCTGATCTCCTGTATTACTTCCTGATAAGGTGGTTATACCTAATTTACTTTTAATAGTTGTAACTGTTTCATCTCCAGTATTTGTACCTGATAAAGTACTTACAGGAGTTGGAACACCCGTTATACCAGACCAAGCAACTGAAGAAGCTGTACCCGCTGTATAAACAGCATAACCACTAGCATTATTTAAATTAGTTTGATCTATTACATAATAGAATTCTCCTGTATCACTTTGTTTAACAGTATCTCCGTTTTGTACTGAAGCTGTAGTTAATGCAAAACGTGCAGCTTGATCGGTTACAATAACTAATCTTTCTATTGCTGCTGGAGGAATCTGTGTAATAGGAACAAGTCCACCAATTAAATCTGCTTTTGCATTTAATGCTGTTTGTGTTGCAGTTGAAATAGGTTTATTAATATCACTTGTATCATTTACATTAGGGAGACCTATATCAGTTTTTGTTAAACTTATACCACCACTACCTACCAATGAATTACCATTAACAGTTTTAATATTACTTCCCGAAACTAAAGTGTTTTGTTTAGTACCAAACAAACTAATCAAATCTGTTTGTAAGTTTATATTACCTATAATACTACCCCAGGAAGTACCGCTTAATATACTAGATTTTAAATCTGCAAAAGTTACACCTAAGGTATTACCTTGTAAACTATTACCAATTGATAATGGTATCACAGCATTATTAGGAATATTTTCTATTATGTTTCCAGCTACTAAAGGGTAACCAAAATTTATTTGTCCTTGAAAACTCATAGATTTTTTATTTTAACTATTAATACTATTAATAATATACAAAAAAAATTTCACAAAAAAAAGCCCTAGTAAAAACCAGGGCCCTTTTATATAAATAAAAAATTTAATTTATCATTAGTACAGATATAACACCCATAACAAATGATATCATACACATCATGATTATTGCAATATTAGCTTTATTAACTTTCTCAACATCTTCTTGCCACATATTGTAAACCTTATTATATGTAGGAAGGCGCAAGAAATTATGCAATGCGAACAAAACATACAAAGCAATCAACCCAATAATTAAATATATAACAATCATAAACTATCAATTCTGCGTTGTAAATATACTAAAGCTTTTTGTAAATCCTCTTTTGTTTTTGTAGAATCTTTCTTACCAGCTCTTGCAACATACTTAATTACATTACCTAAATAGAAGTCTTTATCAAGTTCCCATGCTTCTAATACTTTGAATACTTCATAGTTACTATCAGCTCCACCGTAATGCTTAGGTCTTAACGCACTTGGTTGTTCGGTAGGAGAAGTTGTACACTTACGTCTCCAGTCAGGAGAAAAGTTATTCAAAATCTTTTTATTGTACTCCTGTGGATCAACCCATTTAGGTTCTTGTGTAACAGATACATTTTCTTTTTTCAAACCTTTCATAATAGTTCTATTATAATCTCCGTAACGCATTTCATTCATCTTAGTATACAATAGCAATATCAAACTCTTTTACCAACAACTTAATCTTACCATCTAGATCTATTCTCTCTGCTCCTTCTAAAGCAAATGTTTGAACATATACTTTGTCCCCAGCTTTTACTTTTTCTACTTCATCTCCCACAGAGTGAATTTCTAACTGAGTCCATTTCTTGATAGCTTCTTTCTCGCGCTCAGCTTCTTGTGCAGGTGATAACTCTATCACTGCTTTTTCAATCTCCGGTACGTTGATCAAAATTCTTTTTCCTAATAATTTCATTTTCTTTTTTTATTTAATTTATTTAACTATAAACCAATCTTCTGCAAGACAATCACTACCACTTGGAGCCCAATAAGCAACATCATCTTGTGCAGTTTTTAACATAAATGCTGGGCGTACATCCATTGCTCCACCATTATTTTCAGCATATGATGCCAAATCTTTATTAAAGAAGTCTTTTGCAGGTAATGCTTTTGCACCAGGTGATAATACTGCAAACATGTTAGAACCATTCCAACCTTTTCTTGCAACTTTATATCCTTTTTTCATTGCTTCAATAGCAAATCCAAAAGTTAATTCTACAGTTTCTCTATAAGCATCCACAAACACATCTGCCGGAGACCAAGAGATATAACCCTTATGGTTTGGATGATTTACATTAGGACTTGTTTCGGATTGTTCGTATTCAACTAAGTAACCCTCATCTGCTCCATTTTCATCAGCAGGAAGTTCCCAACCTCTGTAATCATTGTACTCTTTACGATTCATAGGTGTTGCTTGAATCATATTTACCCCAATAAACTTTTTCATTCTTTTTTATTTAAACGTGATTACTTTTACTACTGCCATTTGCGCACTTACTAATTCTCCTACAGCATGGTCAAATAGCAAACTTTTAATTGGGTTTCCTGGTCCATCTTGGTAAGAGTCTTTAAGAATATTAGCTGCTTCTGCAAACAATTCTTTTACTTTAGCTACACCATCATCATTAGATGGATTAAACTCAATACCTACTAATTGCTCACCAAATGAAAGCACCTTAGCTTCATTTACTTCAACAATCCCTTCTGGGATTTTTACAACTGTCTCAGCCATTACTTATATTTTTTAATTATTAAACTTTGAAGCCATCCTTTCAAGGCTTCTACTCTTTGCTTGTTACTTGTTTTACTCATAATAATTTATTTT